CAAAACTTGCATGATTTATGACTTTACTTTATTTATTCTTTACGCTCCCTTATTGGTTCTTGTGGCTACTTTATGTTACATTATCTATTGTGGACTCAGTTACAACTGGTTTCATCATTTACCGCTACCATCTGTCGTTCATGATAATAGCTTCTGTCCTGTACTGTTTGATAATACTCAAATTGACACTGAAATTCTCACTCTGGTTAAGAACATCAGACAATATGATACTGAAATCGGCGCTGGTAACCTTGTCAATACCGCTCTCCTGGCTACTGCTAAGTTGCGCTTATCTCTATTGCGCGCTGACTATAAAGTTAAGTTCCGACCCAACCTGGAAGAAATGTCTACTAATGATTATGTTGAATTTAGCTATATTCATTACGCCAATCCTACTCTTCATTACTGCGTCTTATATATATCTCGCCTTGCAAGTTGTGCGCCTGGTCTTCATTTCATTACACCTTTTATTCAAGAGCTGCTTCGGTCCGCAATACCCGTACTTTATCTTAATATCCTTCTTCGAATTCTTGAAATGTTTGTTGGTGCTCTTGAAGCCATTCTCGTTCATGTACAAAAAGTCCTTGTTGATGCTTTCAAACTTAAAGAAGGTCCCGAAACTGTTACCACACATGTACATCGACCCACCGTTGATCACGCGACTATCTCGTTGTTTGGCTACTTGGAAGAAACTTATCGTACGTATCGTCTCCACTTGTCGCATAAACCGTGCCCGTCAGAACGTTCATTCTACTTCGCGCAAGCTGTTCTTCCCAAAATTATCAAACACCTCACGTCCCGCGAATATTATTCATACACCTCTAGCACCCTGGTACCATCAGCCACTGCCGTTATCTACTTATTCCTTAATTCAACTCATAGAGCTCTGCCATTCATGGATATTAGTAACCAATTGCAAGATCAAGACGATACTGTCAAGGAAATCAAAGCGTTCCTTGTCAGAGAACTAGCTGATGAAGTAATCAATGCATTAAGAGCTTGGAAAACACCGAAATGCACCGCACCAGAAATAACTGAAGCGGTTGATAAAGTGATCTTACCACTGATAGTTATCGGAATGGTACGAATTAATTTAACAAAATATGTTATATCCAAGCTGGATTTTCAAGAGTCCTTGGAAGATTTATCCGTCGTAGACCCTATGTCTACGCCCTTCAATTAACCGATGTTCTAGGTCCTAAGGGTAGCACTCAATTCACTCCTACTCGAGTCACCCCG